TCAACGTGTAGGATCGACAATTTTATTTTTTCGGATGTAACGTTTTGTCATTTGTATTGAGGTATGACCGAGTTGTTGTCTTGCCTCGTCTTCGCTTAGTAATAGTGATTTATCTGTCCCTGCTTTTGCTCTTAAATCTCTCAACTGGAATTTGGAAAGCTCATTTTCCAGCTCTGGGTAGGTCTTTATCGCAAGCTCACGTAGTTTCGAAAATTTTGTTGTGATAGCTTGGCGCGTAAACTTATTCCCTCGATTGCTGGTAAAAATATATCCACCAGTTGAACGTCGTTCTATAATTTCTTTAAGTTGCCCCTTAATTGCTATTCTTACTTCATTCTTTGTTTTTTGCTGAATAATATTCAAAACGCCATCTCTAATGTGATTAGAATGGATATTCATTACGTCGATAGGGCGTTGCCCCGTCAAGTAGGCAATATCTAATACATCTTTCATTAGAGGGTCGCAGAGCGAACGAACTTTTTGGAAAATGTGATCTTCTATATACACATTTCTTTTTTTCAGCTTATGCTTTTCAATCCCCTCACTAGGACAGTGCTTATCTGTATATCCCCACGCTCTGGCTTTATTCCATACATGATGAAATATACTAATTTCTACGTTTGCTGATGTCGGTTTATCGCTCCGCCAGTCCAGATACATTCTAATATGTTGTGGCTTGATCTCGGATAGCGTAACTGGTGGATTACAGAAGAACTCTTTTAACTTGTTCAGCATATACTTGTATTGTATTTGTGTATTTCTTGATTTCTTCGGCACTTCTTCCAGTTCGTATCTGGCAAATATCATTGGCGTAGTAGCAATATTTATCGTAGACAATAGATTTAAATTCATTTTTGCCGTTTCAAGGATTGCCACTTGTTTATCCGTCCCAAGTCCTTTTTCTTTTCCGTCTGCCATAACGTAATAGTAATATGCTACTTTTTTTCCGCTCGCACGAGTACGAGTTCGGCAAAGTAGATTTTGCGGCAATCCTTGATTTTCACGTTTACGAGGTCTAGCCATAAAATCCTCCTATGTTCTTAGCACTGCTGGAGCCCATTCGCTAGTTTTTTGATTGTTTGTTCGCTTTGAATGCGAGTCATAATCTCGTCTTACAACTGGATATCCATTAGCATTTTCTTTAAATGGGATGCCCATAATATTAAGTTGTTTAATGATAAGTGATTTATTTTTTCTACCTGTTAGAAATTCAATTTCAGATTTTGAAAGAAAATCGTTATAGATGCTAATTTCCATATTTTCTCCAATAAAAAACCGCCCATAAGAGCGGTTATTTGTTATTTATCATTTAATCTTTTGGTAAGTCAGGCAAGTGCATCCAATGAGTTACCTTCGCAAGCTTGTCATCGTCCGGATGTGAATACCAACAACTATTGGCTAAGAAACCAATCCTGATTTCGCGGTTGCCATTATCCATAACTACAACCAATACATCATTATTGTCTCTCGGCAATCTATCATCGCACTTAATCCATCCATTGTTTTGCGGATATTCAACAAGCACCGGATTTTCTACCATGTAAGTGTATTGATCACCGTAAATGTCCTCCTCCTCTTTAGTAAGAGGTCTAGTCGGTAAATCAAAACCGCCTAACGCAACCCCAAAACACGTTTCTTTTATGCCATCCTCAATGTCATCTCCGAAACCATCACCAGCACCAATATCAAAAATTTCATCAACACAGTCTTGCGCTTGTGATTTAGCTTCTTGTAGTGTGTCGTGTGTTGTAAATTCGCGCTCTAACGCGTCATAAGCAAAATATTTTTTCATTTTTTAATCCTTACTTAGTAATAAGTTGGAAATTCACTTCTCAGAATTCGATAACAATTGGTCTTTAACTCAAAAATGCTTTTCGGCAGAGCGTTAATAGGTAAGCTTTTAAAGGCTTTACCGCTATCGTCCATACCATACGGCACACCGATTGCGCGCCAACATCGTGCGGCGTGTACCGCTGCGTCTTTAACCACATCCGAGTTAATCACAAAGCTATTTGGCCCAATGCGTTGCAACAAAACACCTTGTGCCATAAGCTTTTTAACCCGCCGTCTAAATTGACTTTCGCTTAATCCGGAGCCTGCAATAAGTTGGCTTACACTCAATATTGCAAAGTCTTCTGCTCTTTTCTCTGCATAATCATCGCTATATGTACCAACGCTACCACCGATATAAGTCACTAAGGTTCCTTGCGCAATACGGTCTAATGTTTCATCCCAAATATACTCAAGGATATGTTCATCTAACACTTTCATACTTTCTCCAATCTCGACCAAAACAACCGCTCAGAACATTTAATCCATTCGCTCATATCACACCACCAATCGAATAATTTTCAACGCAACGCCAAGAAATAATCCTATTCCAGCTCCAGCCACAACAATGATAAAAACTCCAGCCAATACATAGACTAGCCAATCTATAAATTTATCCATATTCACTCCATCATACTTTTCATAAAATCAAGCCATTTTTGAGCATCTTCTCTCGTTTTAAAGCATTGAGCGTTTTTAGCTAAATTTTCATCAAAACCACTCCAGAATAAATTTCTACAAACGCAGCCATTGTTAATGTAAAAATAAAGCTCATTTTCTTCTGGCTTAAACGGCTTAGGCAAATCTTCAATGCTAATCTTTGACTCTTCCCACATTCCGATTATGTCTCTGTCTGACTTGATTTCATCTATTGTCCATTTTCCACCTGTTGTCCACGCCGTGTTCAGCATTGCTATATCGCCATTAAAATTTAAGATATATCCACATATATTAAAATTAATAGGCGAACCATCCCAATATTTATAGTCATCACTTAACTTGTAGCATATAAAAGCCTTATTCCCATTTCTTAATTTAACAGGCTCGCCATTTAAAGCTGCATCTAAGTCAAATTCTTTCATTTTCTATCTCCATTAAAACAAAAGGCGCTCACTTGGAACGCCTATTGGGTTTGTTAAATACTAATTTCTATTTTTGCTTACCAAGATTTACCACAGGCAAAACAGGCACAAGTGGTTTTGCGGTTGTGGCTGTTGTTGATGTATTGCTGCGGTTTTCATTTATCCAGTCGGCTAATTCACTCCAAGCTGATAAGCTCGCCTTAAAGAATTCATCATTGCGTAGGTGGTGATATTCTTTGATAAAAAATTTCACTTCGCCCTTAATTTTTTCTCTTGTGTGGCTATCCAATACCGCCCAATACTCTTTAACATCGTGGATGCAGATTAAAACAGGCGTTCCGTTATCGTGTAGGGAGTCTCGAACATAACGGTGCATTAATGTTTGGAATTTATGTAAGGGTATTTTGATGTTAATTTCGTTTGTCATACTTCACATCCTAACATATGAGCAAGTGATGCAGGATCGACTTGGAATTGATAGAAAAATCGATGAGAGTTGCTTGTTTTACTTGTTGATATTTTCATTTGTGATTTATTGTTTGGTAAGGCCTCTTTGGGTATTAAAATAATATCAAAGGGGCCTCTTATTCTCTTATCTTTGTCGAGACATAAGAAAAGACAATAATAATCTGCTCGATCTTCATCAAGTTTATGCAATTTAAAATCATAAAATGATTGCAAGGTCTCTTTTCGAGTTATCTTTGTTAATTCTTTTACATCAATGGTTTTTCCGTTCACAATGAAATCAAAGCAGGGGTTGTTTTCTCTATAATCTTCATTCATATCGATAGCGTCAGGAACGAGTTGTTTAAATTTCTCTTCTGCGTTGGTGCCAGATGAAGCTCTTGTTACATATCGGCTTTCCCGATATTGGTGCCAACGCGGAGAATAACCTAGTTTTTCAACAGTTTTAGCTACAACCCATACAGTCAATCCAAGCTCTTCACACATCCATTGAAGATTTCCGTTAAAGCGAAAATAAGAGTCCATTACACGATATTCGGTAGTCTCATTTTGTTTAATAAAGGAATGTTTTTTTAAGCAAAGATACACTACACCTGGAGTGATTTTAGACTTTAATTTGTGTTGGTTATAAGGGAATTGGTGGATTGATTGAATATCTTTGTAATGCACTTTTGCCCAATCTATAATGATTTTTTCGCGCACGTCATATTCATTGATTTCATTCGATGACGCTTGTATTAGCGGTTTATTTTGTGTTTTATCCGTCGGTGTAACCTCCAGAGAATTTGATTGGCGTTCGTGATACTCGTTTAAACTTTCTCTCATTTTGCTTAATCGAGAGCTTTTTTGTTTAATTTCTTGCGAAAGTACATTTGCCATCACTAGTTCTGTTTTCATTTCACTGATTGGACTAATTTTCATTTAGATTTCCTTTTATTATGGTATTTCCTAGTCGTTGGAGTGGATCAGCTAATTCTTTGCTTGATACTACCTCATATTCTTGTTTAGCTATTTCAACCTTTAGTTGAAGTGACAATCCGTTGATAATAGTATCGCCAATTTTCGCCACTGCGTTGGCACGTTGAACTTCGCTAGGAATGTCTTCAGGTTTAATATCGTTGCTATTGAGCCGTTCTAGTGCAGCATATAAGTGATCTGAAAGCGTTGTCATTTTCGCGCTCCTTTTTTCTTATGATGTTTAAAGTGCGGTAGATTTCCACGGAGGTTTAATTTGTCCTGTCGGATTTGTTCTACTTTAATTCTTAGGCGTTCATTATCGCTTTCAAGTTCTTTAATGCGTCTTGATTTGGCAAGATTTTCATTACCTAATTTTTCAAAGTGGTATTTATTATTTTCGATTTCCTCTTTGAGATTTTTTCTGGCGAGGGATTTTAGTAGGTTCATTGTTTTCCTTCTTGCTTTAGCTGTTCAATTTGTTGGCGTAAATTTTCCATTGTTATATAGTCGCTGCTCTTGCTAATCGCATCATTGATTCTTGGTGCATATAGATTTGCTTTTCAAACTCTCTTAGCTCGGATAATTGTGCGGATAAGCTATCTTCGTTAATTAGCTTAATATAGCTATCGGCTAGCTGTTTAATCCGTTTTTCTCCGATGCCTTTGATTTTCTGCACTGCGGTTAATCCTGCCACTCTAATATCAGCAAAATCATTGATTCCGTGTTTACGGAGGATTGTCCAAATTCCCTTATCAGAATGTTTTATTGGGTCAATTTTCCGCAATTCCTCAAGGCCTTTTTCTTTTAGCTTTCTAATCTCAAATGGCGTTTTTAATGTTTGCTCAACACGTTTCCATTTCAGCAATCGCTTAATGTAGTCGTCCGAAAATTCTTTCTTTTCTGGTGACGCAAGAAAGAAAGGGGAGAGAACATGGTCTTGATTAACATCATCTAACATGGCATCAAGGTTGCCATTAACATAATCAGACATAGCACTATCTGTAAAAGCAAATTGATTAGATAATGCTTGATATTCGTACTTAATGTAGCCTTGCCCTAACTGGTCTCGACAAGCCACACCAAACACAAACGACCAAGGTCTAGAGCGATTAAGCATTAGTTCAAAGTCTTGTGACGTTGTTGTTTTTTTATCTTGTGGTACGTTATTTTTTACCCATTCCGTCCCGTCTTTGCCTAATCCTATAACCGAAAAGACAAAGGAATTTTTACACACCTTATCGCTTAGATTTTTCAATCCTGCGTTGGCATTGTATTTTTTACGAGGTTTTTTCGATCCTGCCATATTTCACCTACAAAAAAGCCGCTAATTAATAGCGGCAGATTTTAAGCATCATCTTCGTAGTAGTGTTCTTCTACCACGAACCCATCATTATCCATAAGGTAATAGCCGATTTCCTCGCCATCACCACCATAGATAGGTTTTCTATATAGTTTTTTAGTCATAATTAACCTTATTGGCATAATTTAATAATTTCATCTGGGCTTTCATAAACCAAGAATTGATTCGGATTGTCTTGTTTATGATGTGGACTATAATCAAGCATTTGGATTAACTTCTCAGAGTATTCGCAGCTAAAAATCACGACGCTACAATCTTTCAACTTGAGTTCATCTTCATCTTCTGTAATGTAGTTATCAACTACTATTTCAGTTAAATCCGATTCTTGTTCCCACTCTTCAACTTGTGGAACTAGATATATTTCTAAGTCTTGGTTATATTTTTTAACACCAAGGATTTTATCTGCTGGCACCACCAACGACTCATAAAGGACCACATCAATATATGGTTCCTCGTTCCGTGGTGCATCATTTACAAATCCAACAAAATGTAACTTTATTAGTTTAGCCATAACTTTTCCTTAAAACGGAATATCGTCATTAAACCCATCTTGTTCAGCTGCTGCGCTTAATGGGTCGATTTTTTCTTTGTCTTTGGTTGGCTGTTGTGTTTCATTGCTTGCCTTGCTGTCTAGCATTTCAAACGATTGTGTCGCTACTTTAAGTGCAGTGCGATTATTGCCGTTTTGGTCTTGCCAGCTTTCCTGTGCCAGTTTTCCTGTTACACAGATTTTTGAGCCTTTTTGCAGATATTGTCTTGCTATATCAGCGGAGTTGCCGTGCACCACAATGGGTATCCAATGCGTACGTTTAACTGTATTACCTTGTTTATCTCGGTAATCATCACCGATAGCAAGATTAAATGTGGCAATTTGCCCTCCATTTTGGAATTGGCGGATTTCTGGGTCACTGCCTAAATGACCTGTAATAATTACAGAATTTGTATTTCGTGCCATATATCACTCCATTGTTTTATAGGCTTTAAGTGTTTTGATAAATTCGGGAATGAGCTTGTCGAACGCTTTCATTAAATTTTGATCGCGTTGTGCCGTGAATAAATAAAACGGTTGTTTGTAATATTCAGGGCAATAACTGACAAAATCCCATGTTTCATAGCCAGTTACCCAAAGAGCAGATTGCACTTGAATGAGATATTCCTGTGGTACACCGCCCTGAAGTAGGTATTTAATGTGCGTTTTCATCTGAGGGCATTTGATTTCAAGCCCTTTGCGTAGATTAGGGATTAATCCATCAGGGCTAATCATTAAATCTTTGTCCGCATTAAGATACACACCGCCAACCTGAACAACCGAGTTGCCTGTTTCAAATTCATAGGCAGCGCGAGCAAACGGTTCTAATTCGTTACCGCGCGCCATGTCTTCTGATTTATAGTTTTCTTTTAATCCTTCAATGCTTTCAGCAATGAGTTCGGCAAGGTAGGGGAGATAACTCCCCGATTTTTTACCCGTTGGCGTGACTATATTTGAAATGCCAGTAGCGGTAGGAATGCCGCATCATGCGGCAAGCCATTCCTCTGTCCCTTGTTCACAATCGAGTGTGATGAGTCCATCTAACATATTGGTACATCCTCACCAAGTTGTTCATCTTGAGCTTGCTGTTTATCAAGTTTAGTTAGGAGTTTTTCAATCACATGTTTGGCATTTGCTTTTGTTACCTTTTCAAGACTTGATGCACGACCAGCTGCCGCCAATAGTTGAGTCATATTTGATTGAGTGACTTCAACTAACTGCGTGATTTGCTCGATTTGTTCTGGCGTGATGAGTTCTACTGCTTGAGTTTCAATTACAGTCGGTTGCGGTGTAACGTTAATTGGATCTTTTGTTTCTACAATTCGTTCCGCTTCATCTTGATCGTAAATACCAGTAAAGCCGAAAGCCAAACGTGCGCACTGGATCATTGCCTTATGGCGTAACATCCGTTTAGGGTGAGATTTCCACGGCTGAGTGTTTCGCTGACATTCCGCCATATATTCAGTCACGATAATTGGACGAGAGCGGTCTTTGCGGTAGATTGTGCAAGTGCAGCTATCACCTTTTTCGCTAAAAGAAAAATCCATTCCGTCATATTGCGGATGTTCATTCATAATTCGCGCCCAGCCGTCCACACCCACAATCGGTACAATACCGCCATTATTGGGGAAAGCGTAAACTTCATTCGTCCAGGGATTTAAACCATATTGATTCGCTACAACCAAAAGTGCGGTCATTTGGTCTTGAGAAACTTTCTGACCACGGAAAGCGGTATTTGTTAGTACATCGGTTAAGCCAGTACCGTCCCCCATATCAAAACGATCTGCTAGTTTATTTGTTAGCGTTTGAAGTGCGGTTGCCATTTTATTTCTCCTCTTTTGCTTTATTGAGCTTAACTGCATCACCAAATCGTTCTTTTAGCCCACGAGCTATTGCGATAGCTTGTGATTTGGTAATTTGATTTAATCGAATGGAAATGATGAAATCTTGCAGCGGCTCATCAGAAAGTGCGGTCAAATTTTCTTGCGTTTTCTCTACCGCACTTTCAGTCTCGGCTTCTTCCGCTTTTGCTTTTTCAGCTTCTGCTTGCGATTGTGCGATTCGGGCTTGTTCGCGCTGTTCTTCCATTTGAATACGTTCTTCTACGATTGGTTTTAAATCGCAGTTGCTTGTGATTAGCTCTAACCAATCTTTGAAAAGATGTTCGTGCGATACTGGTAATAATTTTCGTCTTGCGATTAATCTGGCAGATTCTTGAGCGAGTTCAGCAAGGATTAAATTTTCCTCCGTTTGTACCACTTTAGTGAGTGTTGCCAACGTGCTACGGCGAGCGGTGGCGTTGTGTAAACGTTTGAGTAAGTCTTGTTTCGGCATTGTACGCTCAAGCGCAATTGATATATCGCTTTCGTAGGCATACCGCACTTTACTGATGTTTTCAAAAGCTGTATTTACGATATTTTCTTTAATTTCTGATTCTTTTAATTTAACCAGCTTGTCACGTGCCAAGCGCTCTTGTCTAAACCGCTCTGCAATGTTTTCAGCGGAGGTTATTAATGCCGCAATCTCACCGCTTTGTGCCGACTTAATCGCCGCACGGATTTTATCTTCAACCTCTTTTAAAGTTTTGACTTCTTCTTTTGCTGCTGCAAAATCTTCATCGCTTTCAAATTTTTGTGTGAGCGTTGCTAAAAATTGATCGGCTTGTTTTTCAAAGTCGGTGATATTGGTTGAAAGCACACGGCTTTCGGTGGAGAGAATTAAATCGAACATTTTTCTTTTCCTAACTAGATTTATTAAATATCTGGGTCATAATCATTCATTCTTGCGTGCAATTCACGCTCTGCAATTTTCTTAATCGCCTCTTGTCTATAAGCCTCATAACTTGCACCGCTACCAATGGCAAGCCAGAAATTATCGTTATCACACAGCATTTCTGTGAGTTCGTGATAATGCGTTTGGTCGCCTTGTTTTAAATCATTGTCGATTTCCGTGGCGACTTCGTCTAAGGCGATTTCATAGCCTGCTCGTTTATCAACTTCACGTTGGTAAGCTGCATCAAGTTGGTAATAGTAATCAGCGTAGGGTTTCATTGCTTTGCTCCTGGCTCATTGATTTCAATCGAAAGTGATGTCTTTCGCAAAAATCAATACGATGTTGGCAATACTCGATATTCTTTTTTACTGCGGTATGGCGTTTAGCGTCAGCCCAATTCTTTGCAGCTTCAAGGTAATGACCTTTCTTTTTTGCTTTTACTGCCGATTCTGCATAGGTTTTGTAAGTCAGTCTCATTATTTACTCCAAGTGCGGTTAATTTCGGCTTGTTTTTGTGCGGTGTAAGCCTGCAGTTCTTTTTCTGCGGCCAGTGTAAGATTAGGCGGTAAACAGGCGCCGTTTTCATATACGCCACCTTTCAGTTCACATTGTGTTTCTGCTTGGATTTGTTGGCTTAATTCGTTGTCGTGCCAGTCTGTTTGATTAGCTTTTGCACCTAGACTGATAACTGCCGACACAATGATTGCCCCAAAGAGACAAGTCATAATTTTTAATGCTTTTTCAGTGCCTTTCATAAAGTAGGTAAAATTGTTTTTAAGTTGATGTTTTTTCATCTTGAACCTCGATTTTGGCGTAAAAAAAGACCGCACTTTTCAGGCGGTCAGTGGAGTAGTGCAATCAGTCTTTGCTGATTTTGTCTAGATAGGGTGGCGCAGTGTTCTTTTGGTGTTAATGTAAAGTATTTTTAAGAGTCAAACTTTCAGATCCAAAAGATGCGCCATAGATAGGATAGTCTTAGACTACACTTTAATTCTTAATTTTTCCATTATTACATTCCTCGTTTGTTTGCCATTTCAAAACACACTCAAGAACATTTCCTCGCCCTGCGCATTAGGCTTAGTCTTTGTAGAATGTGTTTTGAAATCCACACTTTAGTTTTGCGCTCCCCAAAACTTTAAACTTTGACGCCATCAACCGTTGCAAACTTACGCCTATCATTTGCCAGTTACCGCATTGCCGCTTATGGGTTACGGATTTTATGTATAGAGTACTCATCGTTTCCGACTTCTTTCTGTGATTGCGTATTAGTGTGATATACGCATTGCTCCGTCCCTATACCGACTTTACTCAACGCAGGGCATTGCTTTCGCATAAATCCCTTTATGTTGTCACTAAATTTTCCGTCTCTCCGGCTGTCACGCTCTTTTAGCTGCGTTTGCTCGTCTTTAAAATTTGCTCAATATTTCCGATTCACTGTCGGAGGCATATTTAAGCTAAACACATTGTCGGATTATGTCTTTTGTCATAATGCTGTTGCAGTGTCGGGTCTATCTGCCGTCCGAACTTTTACTAACTGCTCACCATCAGGCGATCAATGTGTTTTAATCGTATTGTTAAAGAGCGTTGCCTTTCGGCTTGGTTGTAAAACCTTTATTCAAGCCCTCACCAAAAGGGCTTAGTAAAGATTCTTAGGCGATTGATTTAGCAGTTATTTCTGCACAAGCATTGATGTTTCTTGCTAACTCTTCCATAAATCCTTTTTCCTGCTTTTGATATAAGCGGTGTAGCTCTTGATAGGTTTTTCCACTTTTTTGCGCCATTAACTTAATGCTTTCTACCAATGCCATTGCGAAAAAATCTTTGTTTTGAATAAGTTGTTGTGCGTTCATTTTTTTGCTCCTTGTTTTTTGTGCATGTCGTTTTGATGGGTTTATTATCACACTTTGAAATAATATAATCAACACAATATGTGATTTATTTATCTAAAAATATTTCGTATTGTGATTATATTGTTGATTTCTAAAGAAATAAATTTTTTGAAATAGTGTTTAATTGATTATTTTTTAATCGATTGAAAGGCAAAGTTTGTGTTTTGTGGTGTGTTTTTGAGATTTTTGCGATGCTGATCGCAAATTTTGGTAGCGATAGTTGGTTTAAATTGAGGTTGGTTTATTATGCCCCTGCCGATAAGGAGGGCGAATTATGAAAAAAGAGTTTAAAAAATGGCTAATCTCTCTGAATTGCGAAGGGATTAATAGCTTAGGGATTAATGAGATAGTGTCGCGCGTAGATGATGAATTGAGGATTGTGCGCGCTAATGAGCAGGAGAGGATTGTGCTAGAGGAGTTGATTGCGGAGTTTAAATGTTAATAAAAAAAACCCCCCCTGAGGGGGGTTTGGGGGTTAAAAAAAAATTCCTACATTGGAATAGCAATGTTTGTTGGACAAATCAGCTCGCCTTTCCCTTTTTTTATGTGAAGTTTTCCAAATAAGCGCAGTTGTTTATTTTGATTGACCGCGAGATTTGCGAGCTTGTAATGCTCTGGATCCAGCTCAACATTAATGCTACGCATTCGTCCATAGACTTCCGTTTTTACGGTAATTCGCCCACCTTCTTCATTATTTCCACTTAAACTGTGGCGCTCGATGACTTTTCCAATAACTTCATATTTCTCAAATTCAAACTCATCTTTGGCTAATTTTTTGGCAATATTTTTGATGTGCTCGATATTGGATTTCTTTAGAAGAAAAATGTGCTTTCCATTAGTAGTTTGCTCATCATAAAGCGAAACTTCAACATCTCGATGTTGATCTTTACCGGAAAGTCTAATTAAACTTTCACACAAATTACTGCTGATTCCCTTTTGGATAAAATCACTCGGATCCTGTGGGGCATTCTCTGCATTATTAAAATAATCGGAGAGTGCGGTTAACCCGGAACTGATATTTTGATTGACGCATTCTGCAAAACTTGTTTGTGTGAGATCACTTTTTGTCGATAACTGTTCAATCGGATAATAGACATTGATGATATAACTGCCTTGCTGCGTTTGCCCAAGCTGTACTTCATTCATAAAATTTGCTACTGCAGCCGTTTTTTTGCCGTTGAATATTGCTTTTTTCTTTTGTGTGGAACGCACGAAATTTTCAATAAACGCACTGGTCGATTTTAATAGCTCAATGCCTTCGCTAAATGCGATGGTGCCATTTGCCACATCATCGGCAATCACTCGAAAGCTTATTCTCCCTAATTTATCAGGGAATTTATGATTTTCAATGGCTTGTAGAACTAACTCAACGCTTGATTTAAAGTAGTTGGCTAATTTTTCTAAGGTATTTTCTGTAAATTCCAGGCTATCTTCGGCTTGAATGTTTGGATTGATTACGCGAACAGTCGTTTTTTTATCCGGCGCGCACCAAATCGATAAAACGTCAGACTCTTTAACTTGAACCCAACTTTGTTCTATAAGGTAGCTTTTAATTTTTGGGATAAGTGTTTGAATATCACTTTTACGTAAAAAACTATTCATAAACTTTTCCTTCTTCTGAGCATTCAAGCATTTTAATCAATACATCTTTTGTTAGTATTTGTGTTGTCGGGATAGAAATCGTTACCGTATCTTGATCTTTTTTAGGCTCGTATTGTGTTAAATTTACCCAATAACAACATCCGGCAGAGAATAGGCCGTTTTTAAATTCGCCCAGCCATTGTGAAGCTTTATGGGGAATAACCATTACGACGAGGTATTTGGGTACGTGACGAGCGCCTATTAGATCACGATAATTCTTAATTGACAACGAATATTTTAACAATGAATGGTCATGATTAAATTCAGGCACAATCGTTGTTTTTAGCTGAAGCTTAATTTCTCCATCTATGCTAATGCCTGTTTCTGGCATAACGCGATTAGATACTACGCAAAAATCTACACTATTTCTATCAGGTGTAGGTCCTTCTTGTGTCATAAAATGACATGTCGCTGCCATAGCTTTTACAAAAGCAATTTGAAATTGTTCGGCATAATTAAAATCAATTTTTTTATCGTTCACATTGGTTCCTTTATTCACGTTTCCAATACCGGATCCATATAATGCCATTGCGCTATAACATTTCCCTTTTCTCCACAGCAACACCAATAATACGGATTTCTTGGTTGAGTGAGCTTAATGTCGGGAACATGGGATTAAGGGGCACAAGTTCAAAATGAGCTATCCCATATTCATTGCGTGTGCCAAGCTCTTTGTATTGTTTAAATGTCGCCTCGTTGTTGCCATTGATTGCGGCCACAAATTTCCCCGGGGTTGGTGCAATATCAGGATCGATTAAAACAAGATCGCCCTCATTGAATCGGGGGAGCATTGATTTCCCTTCAATTCGTAAATAAAAAGAGTTTTCAGAGGCTATGACTGTGCTTGGGATCATCTCGTAACCGTCAAACCCCTCAAGGGATCTAATGTCTGTCCATAATCCTGCTTGGATTGGGCTTAATAATGGATAACGGCAAATTGACTCTTTGATCTCGCTTATGTTTGAATCGAAGGCTAAAACCTCAGGCAAGATATTAAGTGCTTTGCTTATGATAGATATATCTTCGAGATCAGGCGTTCTATTGCCTTTTTCATAATTAGCAATTCTTGGTTGTCCCCAACGCGCATTCTCACTTTTGGTATCAATATTATTACATCTCTCAGCTAATTCTTTTTGACTGATTTTTAACTGTTCTCGATACGCTTTTATTCTTTCGCCAAGTGTAGCCATTTTATTTCTCCTTCTTTTAGCTCAAATAATAACACGTTACGTTATATTTATATAATTTCAATTTGTGATTGATATAGATGTCATTATGTGATTAAATGGATTGTAAAAAATCACAAAAGGAAATTTATCAATGAATAACCTTTCACAGATTCGAGGACAGCTTGGGATTACTCAGCGACAACTAGCCAACCATATCGGATGGAGCCAACCACGAATTGCTAATTATGAGACTGGATTGCGTTCGCCATCGTTAAGTGTTGCTCAGAAGATTGTTCAAACTCTGAACTCACTTGGGGCAAAAGTTTGTATTGAGGATGTGTTCCCGTCTCAAAGCTAATTTACCAACACCATCAGAAAAGAAAACCACAAAAAGGGAAAAGGAATTATGGCAATGAAACAAACCATTATAGAGATGATTGAGCAGGTACCAGGTGGTAAAAGTGCGGTAGCTGGATTCTTGGGATTTACTGAAAGTGAATTAAACAATCGTCTTTATCAAACAAAGGGCCAACGATTCAAAAATGAAGAGTTGATCGCTATTCAGCTTGAATATGGTTGCACACAATTTATTGAAGAATTATGCCGTGCCGCTGGTGGACGTTTTGTACCTGATGTGGCAGAGGATGAATTAGACAAGGTTGAGCTTGCTAATTTACAACTGCACGAGCTTTCCGTACGAGGCTTGTTATTTGCTGCATTAGAAACAGCGTTAGAAGACGGTGAAATCACTTCGAAAGAAGAAGACAAAATCCGTCAAGCATTGAGTAAACATTTGGCTGCAACACAACATTCGATTGAATGTGCGATTGTGTTACACAAGAAATAAAAAAGCCACAGCGGACACCGTGGCAATTTCAGTATAGGAATTATTTCTATGAATGAATTATTAACGATTACGAAAGAAAACACAAGCGCTTTGACGATGGGTAGCAGAGAAATTGCTAATTTGTGCGGAAAAGACCATCGTCATGTCATACGTGACATTGAAGTAATGTTTGAACAGTTAGGAATTAACTCTAAGGAGTATGTCCAAATTTGGACACACCCCCAAAATGGTCAATCTTACCGAGAATTTATGCTACCAAAGAATTTAACATTCACTTTGGTCGCAGGTTATAACGTAATACTTCGTAAACGCATTATTGACCGATGGCTTGAGCTAGAAAATCAACAAAAACCAACCGCACTTATTCCGCAATCTTTTTCTGAGGCGTTGATGTTAGCGGCTAAGTTACAAGCAGAAAAAGAGCGAAATGCGCCTAAAGTCGCTTTTGTTGATCACTATGTGGAAGTGGGGACAAGTAAATCATTTCGTGAGACGGCGAAGATTTTAAAAATGCCTGAGCGTGCATTAGTCAATCGCTTGGTGGAAGATAAATATTTGTATCGTCAATCTGGCGTGCTTTTGCCATATCAATCGGCTCACACCAAAGATCTTTTTACGGTTAAAACTGGTACCGCTGAACACGGTCACAATTACACACAGACACGCGTAACAAGCAAAGGCATTGAATTTATTGCGTCACGTTATGCTTCGGAGTTGATGCTATGAGTATGCGATTAATGGTTCAAGCAATGAATTGTGAGGTTGGCAATCCTGCTAGAAAACTTGTGCTTTTAAAACTTGCCGACAATGCCAATGATGATGGAATTTGTTTTCCAAGTTATCAATATATTGCCGATAAATGCGAGATGACCCGACGTAGTGCAATCAGTCACATTGAATATTTAATCAAAATGGGATTAGTAAGCAAAAAAGAACGTAAAAATAAAGATGGTTCCATCTCAAATTTATACTTTTTACACCTTGAACAAGGTAGTGAAAATTTTGCACTGGGTGGTGAAAATATTTCACTAGGTAGTGAAAATTTTGCACTAGGGGGTAGTGAAAATATTTCACCCAGAACCAGTCACTCTTTAGAACCAGTCAATGAACCTAAAAAAACTACGCAAAAAAGCGAATCCGAAATTTTGCTTGAGCAGTTCGGTATTACCGGACAACTGGCGAAAGATTTTATCGCACACCGCAAAGCCAAAAAGGGCGTAATTAACCAAACGCAACTCAACCGTCTGCAAAAACAAGCGGACAAGGCGGGGATTTCGATTTGTGAAGCGGTGGAGATTTGCATTGAACGCAACTGGCAGGGATTTAACGCATCGTGGGATTGGCGTGATGAGAAACTGCGAACATCCCAAGCGCAAAAAATGAGTTTTGAAGAAAAAAACGCGTTGCCATGGAATCGTCCTGAAGACTGGGAGAATGTACTGTGAACCAATTAACTAATCAATCATTGCATCAAGGCGTATCACCACAAGCGGAGAAATTTATTGATACGTTGTTCGACCAGCTTTGCGCAAGTTGTCCTCAATTGCTTAATCTTACCCCAGAGCGATTGCAGGTAGTAAAACGCCAGTGGATTTTAGGCTTTGCTGAAAATGGAATTACAAAAATAACACAAGTCAAACGAGGTATGGCGGAAATGCGTGCTAAGCCAAATGGTTATTTACCAAGTGTAGGCGAATTTATTCAAGCATGCAAAGTTCAAGACTATCACGCACTGGGTTTACCGAACGAAGTGGAATTATACCAACGTTATAACACTTTCTTAGGCTATGCCCGATTCAATCGGGATGAATTTCAATATCGTTCAAAAGTGGAATTTTGGTTGCTTAAAAATCTGTACGAAAACTGCAAGAAAAAATCGGAAGAGGACACGTTGAAAGCTATTCCGAAATTACTCACAGAAGCGGCAGAAAAAGTGCGGTCGAATTTTCCTTTTGAGGATATTCCAAAGATGATTCCAGTAAAACCAAGTTTTTACGATAAAGCTAAGGCTGATAAGGCGCGCGATAGCTTGATGGCAATGATGAAAGGGGCATTGCAATGACAGAACAACAATTTGATAAAGATACATGGCAAACACCGCGCTATGTCTTTGAATGGCTATCTCAACGTTTCGGATGGTTCGATCTTGATGGTTGCGCAACAGCAAACAACGCCTTGACATGTCACTATATCGGCGAACCTAACTCAGACAATGATGAGCATCAATCAATCGCAGATGACTTTCTAATGCCGCTTGAGCAAATGTTAGATGTATTGTTGGATGAAGTAGCGGAACGTTGTGCAGCTCCGTTAAAAATCTATGTGAACCCGCCTTATTCCAACGTTACGCCATATTTACAACGTGCGAAAGAATTATGTGATGCTGGTTATTTAGTCGTGATGTTACTCAACAATGATAAATCTACTCAATGGTATCAAAACCACATTCAAGGCGTGGCAAATGAAGTGATTGATATCACAGGCGGTCGTATTGCATTTATCAACCCTGTAACAGGAAAGGAAATCAAGGGGAATAGCAAAGGACAAATGGTCGTAGTCTTTGATCCAACAATGGAAGATTTTGTCACACGTTCAATTAGCCTTGATTTTATTAAAAAGATTGGTGGGTATAGCAAATGAGTTTTGAAGAGCATAACAATCGCAAGAAAGCGAATAAGTTTGCTGAATATATTACGGGCGAATCTCTTCGCCGATATTTGGCTGAGAAAGTCGAGAAGTACTTAGGTAAAAATCCAAGTGTTTTTGATGGTGCAGCAGGCAGCGGACAGCTTGAGCAATTTATTCAACCAAGTAAGTTTATTGCAGTAGAAATTCAAGCGGAATCATGCGCGGCATTAGCCAATAATTATCCAGATGCTGAGATTCATAATACGAGTTTTTTCTTGTATCAAAGTGAGCCAAAAAGTGATTGTGTTGTAATGAATCCGCCATTCTCACTTAAATTTAAAGAACTTGCCGAAGAAGAAAAAGCGGCTATTCAAGCGGATTTTCCGTGGAAAAAATCAGGTGTACTTGATGATGTTTTTATGCTGAAAGGATTAGCCAATGCTCATCGTTTTGGGTTTTTCATTATGTTTCCAGGTATTGCCTATCGAAACACGGAATTAACACTCCGTGAAGTTATTGGGAATCAACTGGTCGAGTTGAATTTGATTCAAAACGCCTTTGAAGATACGCCTATTTCGGTGCTTTTCTTGGTGGTTGATAAAACTAAGTCGAATAACAAGACATACCGTGAATTATACGACTGTGCCACGAATAAAATAATTAACGCTGATGAATGGTTAATTGATTCTGATAAATGGGACACGGTTTCACCGCCAGAGCTGCCAAAAGAAAAAGTAGATCCAATGAAATTAGAGTTGATGTCGCAAGCTCAATTAAAAGAGCAAATTCGCGCTCAAATTCAATTTAGCGGTATGGTATTTGATTTAGAAGGCTGGCCACGTGAAGAATTTGAAAAATTCTGCGATGAAGTCTGTGCATTGATTCAGGAAGAGAAAAAATCAAATCTATTTTTATTTGGCTGGGGCGAATGATGTTATGAGCCAATACAAACCTTTCTTTTTACGCGATCAACGCATTAAAAATAATTGCTTGGATTTAATCAAAGAGCTGCCAACAGACGATAAAAAGCCGCTGGTAGTCAAAATCCAGCCGATAACACGCTCACTTGAGCAGAACTCAAAACTTCACGCACTACTAAGCGATATTAGCAAACAGTGCGAATTTAACGGTAAAAAGCGAGACATTGACACGTGGAAAATGATTATGGTATCGGCTCACAAAATCGCAACAGGTGGTCAGGCTGAAATGGTAATCGGGCTTGAGGGGGAAGTTATCAATCTACGAGAAAGTACCGCTCAAATGAGCGTAAAACGACTAGCAAGCCTAATAGAGTACATTACCTGTTGGGGCGTGCAAAATGGCGTGAGATTTCACGATAGATGGGGATTTTAAATGAAACGCTTAAACGATGACGAGATTCTAGAGTTAAAAATCGTACTTTGGATAGTGGCAGTTTGGTTAATTTTTCAGATGGTGTTTGGCTAATGGCGAAAGAGTATAAATGCAAAGTTTGCGGACAACTGTTTGTAAAAACCTTTAGCTCGACACAAAAGGTTTGCTCACCTGAATGTGCGATTAAATTAGCTCGAGATAATGCGCAAAAAGCACAAGAACGAGCAGAAAAGAAAAAACAAAGGGAACGTAAAGCTAAATTAAAAAGTCGTTCAGAATGGCTGAAAGAGGCGCAAGCGGTATTTAATAAATTTATCCGTTTACGAGATAAAAATGAACCCTGTATCAGTTGTGGTCGGTATCATCAAGGGCAATACCACGCAGGGCATTATCGGAGTGTCGGAGCATGCCCTGAATTAAGATTTTGTGAGCTCAACGTACATAAACAATGCGCACCCTGTAATGACCACAAGAGCGGCAATATTATTGAGTACCGCATAAATCTTGTAAAACGAATCGGTGCAGATAAGGTAGCTTGGCTAGAACGTCAAGACCACGAGCCAAAGAAATACACCATTGAAGATTGCAAGGCGATTATTAAGTATTACAAGGCAAAAATTAAGGAGCTTACGTGAATATTGATGTGATTTCAGTTGAATTTGGTTATTGGGCTACACCTCGTTATGAGACTGAATTTCCACGTGTAGCCGCAGGGTTTGCAGAAATGAAATGTGATGCTCGTTATGCTGAAAAATATCGTATGCGTCCTATAAGCGATGAATTAGGTATGGAAATTGATGGCTACCTTGGTGTAATTAGAAAAGTCACACCAGAACTTTATGATGTATTCGTTCTGACTTATATCAAGAGATGGGAAAAACAAGAAATTTGGCGATATTTACATATTTCACGGCGTGAATATTTCAATCGATTGAAAACGGTAAAAACATCACTTTTATTGCTATTATCAACAGAAGGTAAGCAATGTTTATTTATTGCCTGAAAAGTGCGGTCGATTTTGACCGCTTTTTAACGTCGCATGGTGGCGTCACGGCATTTTTCTTTCGTGAATACGAAAATGGCGATTTAATCAAAGTCGTTTGCCCGAAATGGTCAAAAACCGTCACTAAAAGACACACGGAAATCAGCTACACCTTTGAAGAAGTGGTGTAGTTTTTAGATAAAAAACAAACCCCCGAACACTCGCAATGTTCGGGGGTTTTATTTACCCCTTATTCCAAGTTTAACCAACTAAGGAGCAATTTTGATTAAGTATACACCAAAACATCAAGTTAAGGTAGGTGGAAAAATGAGTGAAAAAGATGCAGGCATTGCAGGGAAAATGCTAGCAAGTGCAGCAATTATTATAGTATTCATTTGTATTTTTTAAAGTTGACTTTTTGATGGAAGTGTTTAATGTGCTATACATTCTTAAACAAGAAAGGAAATAAAATAATGAAAAAACCATTAAATGATGATGTTTTAGAATTAGCATATCACTTCGTAGCATTGGGTTTTGAGCTAAGAAAGCATGAGGAACTTAGTTATGACGTAAATTCTTCAATGGCGGGTATTCATTCAGATTACTTAAAAATTGATAAGTTGATGAAAGAGATAGGAGCAGAAATCTATACTATTCAGACAAAAGAATCGCCTGGGATTGTTTACAAATTAGTTTATGATGGGAAGGAGTGTTTATTGGATTCAGATAAAATCGATGCTACCATACAAATGTTAGGTTGAATTTAGAAAATAAGCCCCTTGACACCCAAGGGGCTTTTTTATTATGATTTTTATCAAGCAGATAGTTATCTGCTCAAGGTCTCAAAACCTTAATCCAAAGCGGCAATTCCGCACCCGACAGCATAGCGGTTTTTTTATGCGTAAAATTCAGTACCCTTGTTTGTTTATTGCCATTAAACATTCATTGCGCATAACCACATTTTATCTATGCCGAGTGGGCGACTAATACAATACCCGAAAGGGGAATATGTCCAGCCTACTTTGGAAGGTTTTTGAGCCACTCGGCGCCCTAATTTGGGCAAAATCTCAATCTCAAAAAAAATCCAAAGGAGACATTCTATGTCTAACTTAACTATTCTTAAAACTTCAATTCGTCAATCTGACAATCTTTACTCATTAAATGATCTTCACATTGCCAGTGGTAACGATCCAAAACATCGACCAACTTACTTTGTAAAAAATCAACAAACACAAGATTTAGTCAATGAAATTGAGCGATGTGAAAATTCTCACATCGCTATCAAAGTAGTTAAAGGAGGTCGCAATCCAGAACTTCAAGGAACATGGGTTTGCGAAGAATTAGTGCTTTCCTACGCAATGTGGATTAGCCCAAAATTCCACTTGATCGTATTGCGTGCATTCTTGGCTATGCAGCGCAACCAACCGCAACAGTTAGCCTTGCCTGAGCCTGAAAAGAAATTCACGTTTGAATTTACTGAGTATGAACTTGAACAACTCGTTTGGCTTTGGTGTGGACACAAACAAATGAATACCCTACTTGGCGATATGATCAAACCGTTAGAAACTATCGGCTCTTATTTCACTGGAATGGTGATAAGCCATCATCAAGAATATCGCCGACAATACAAAAACACGCTCCCAACAATTCAACGCTTAATTCAGCCATTTAAAGCGTCTAATCGAATGAACTGGGAAAGAGCGAAAAATCTCATCGCCCAATAAAACATCACAAAATCCGACCGCACTTTTGAAAAATCGTGTGGCGGATTTTTACACCTCAAATTCACGAAAAAGGATAAATTATGTTCAGAATTATCTTTGCGGTGGCGTTGTTATTGGCAGCATACGAACTCAATTTAAACCAAGATTGCGATGGGTATATTTGCGACACGTCATCACTAATTACCGCACTTCATAAACCGCTTGACAGTGCACACTAAAAGTGTATTATATGTACTATATTGCGGTTTTAGCGCATAGCAAACGCACAAAAGAATTTTACAGCCCTGATCGGAAACGGTCGGGGCTTTTTGTTATCCAACAATAAGGGCGTAGTCTAATGGTAAGACGGCGGTCTCCAAAACCGCTAATTGAGGTTCGATTCCTTGCGCCTTTGCCATATCACAAGCTCACGTTAATACGTGGGCTTTTTTATTGCCCTGAAAATGGGGTGGAGTATGAAAATGTTAAAAGACGCAGGGAATCAAAGTATTTTTTGGTCTGGCTTTGGCGCATTCTGGGCAATGTATTCATTTCAAGAGTGGCTAGCCATCTTTGGTTTGATTATCGGTTTAATTAGTGGTCTCGTTAATATGTACGCTAAGTGCCAAGAAGGCAAGGTTAGGGAAAACGAGGAACGTAGAGCGGAAGAGATGCACAAGGCAAGAATGAAACGATTAGAGCAGGGGCTTGATAATGGTACTAAGGACGACTAGAACGGCGCTTGGCGCCTGCTCCGTTATTGCGGTTATTGGGATTATGTACTCTCAATTTGGCAGTGAGCTAAGATTAAGCCCTGCTGGAGCGGAAATAATCGGTAACGCAGAGGGGTGTATGGCAACTCCATATAAATGCCCCGCTGATGTATTGACTGTTGGTATTGGCTCAACGGAATACTCTGGGCAAAAGATAGAGCCTAACAAGAAATACACAAATGAAGAAATCGCCTACCGATGGAAAAACGATATTAAGCTTGCTGAATCGTGCGTTGATAGATATGCCAATGGAAGAGCATTACCTCAATCTGTGTTTGATGCTATGGTATCTGTCACGTTTAATAATGGATGCGGCAAGGTTAAAAACTCAACGATGTTTGGGTTTATGCGACGCGGAAGATATATAGACGGATGCAATCAGCTCCCAAATTGGGTTCATGTTGGCAAAAAGAAAATACCAGGTTTGGTTAATCGAAGAGAAAAAGAGAAAGCATTATGTTTAGCCGATTTGAAACAGCCTTAAAGCTAACCGCACTTTGCTTGATTTTGGGCTTGTGCGGTTGGACTTGGTACCAATCTCAGAAGATAAGTAGCTTAAAGGCCGAGAACCAAGCACAAGCCCAAACCATTCAGCAACAAGAAGATGCTAATAAAGCATTGAACATTGCACTGCAACAAGAGCGTGATGCAGTCATTGAGCAACAGCAACGTAATGATGAAATAGAAAGGATAGCAACAGAAAATGCTGAATCAGTTAAAACAATCATTAAGACACAACCTTGTGCTCACACTCGTTTGCCTCAGTCTGCTCTTGACCGCCTGTACAAATAAAGTCACGACCAAAGCAGAATATATTTACCCGCCTCAAGCCTACACTGCACCTTGTGTTAAAACAGCATTTACTGGTGAGACATACGGTGATGTAGTCATACAACTTGTTAAGGTAACAGCAGAGCGAGATAAGTGCGCAAGCCAAGTAGATAATCTCAATAAGTGGATTAATCAAGCAAAAGGCAGTAAATAATCACGACTAATGTCTAACATCTTTAAATTGGTAGAAACCAAGCCTTCTCGGTAGTTTTGTTAGGACTAAATAACCCGATCAGAAATGGTCGGGTTTTTTATTATCCAAAATTTAATGGGAGTCCAAGATGAACCTACAAAAAATTGAAAACTTTGAACAATTCTTAAAGGTAAATGACAAGCAACGTATTGTGACAAATTCTCGGCATATTGCCACGGTGTTTGGTAAACGTCACGATAACATCATCCGTGATATCAAAGCATTAGTTATTGAACAAGATTGCGGTGAGTTTGCTCTCCTCAATTTTGAGGAGACCTCATATATCGACGAATGGGGCAGAAAACAACCCATGTATCAAATGACTAAAAATGGATTTTTGCTTTTGGTAATGGGATATAGAACCAAAAAAGCAATGAAATTCAAAGTGGAGTTTATTAAAGCCTTTGATTTTATGCGTGAGAAATTACAGCAAGAAGGTTATAGCTTGATACATAAATATAACGAATTGTGCATTGAGCATAAAGCGAAGAAAGCATTTGCGAGTTTATGTGGTAAAGGGTTGAGGGAATGGAAGGGCGATAAGCCTGTGCTAGAAGCAACTTTAAAACTTTTTGAAGATAAGATGCAGATTGAACTGCCTATTAAGTAAGGATTTTCTATGTCAGACGTGAAAGGAAAATCCACGTCTGATGGCGTGGAAAAACTAAGAGAGAGACAAAAGCGATTTATTGAAGAATATCTTGTTGATCTGAATGCAACGCAAGCAGCAATAAGAGCAGGATATAGTGAGCAAACAGCCTATTCAATCGGACAGCGGTTGTTGAAAAAAGTTGAAGTGCAAGAGGCAATTCAACAAGCCCAAAACAAGCGGTCGGAGCGCACACAAATCACCCAAGACGAAGTGATTCGTCGTTTAATTGAAAATGTAGATATTTCAATGGGTAAGAAAGCAACGGTGATTACCATTCCAAGCAAAAGCGAAAATGGTGAAGTGATGGGCAATGATGTGGCACAGTTTGTGTATGAACCTTCTGCGGCAAATAAAGCGTTGGAGTTACTTGGTAAACATTTGGGTATCTTCAAAGACGGTGTCGATATTACTTCAGGAGGCAAACCATTACAGCCAACTATTATCGAACTTATCGGGGTAAGCAGTGAGTAAAGTGCAGCTTTCTATTCCTGCCAAATTGATTGATGTATTCAAAGGTGAATGCCGTTATCGCGGTGCTTATGGCGGACGTGGCTCTGCCAAAACACGCACCTTTGCTTTAATGACGGCTGTTTGGGCGTATAAGCGAGATATGGCAGGCGACAGCGGTGTGATTTTATGCGCCCGTGAGTTTATGAACTCATTGGAGGAGTCTTCGCTTGAAGAGGTAAAACAGGCGATTCGCTCAACAGAATGGCTGTTGCCACATTTTATTATTGGTGAGAAATTTATTAAAACCAGAAGCGGTCGGATTTCTTACGTTTTTGCAGGCTTAAGGCATAACCTTGATAGTATTAAATCCAAAGCCCGCATTTTGCTGGCGTGGGTAGAAGAAGCGGAAACCGTTAGTGAAATGGCGTGGCAGAAATTAGAGCCAACAGTGCGTGAGCATCAATCTGAAATTTGGGTAACGTGGAACCCTGAAAAACGAGGTTCGGCAACTGATGAACGATTTCGACAGCATAAGCCTGAAAACAGTAAGATTGTAGAAATGAACTACCACGACAATCCGTGGTTTCCTGCTGAGCTTGAGCAAACACGTCTGGCAGACAAGCAGCGTCTCGATGATGCTACTTATCGTTGGATTTGGCAAGGTGATTATCTCGAACAATCTGAAGCACAGATATTCCGTGATAAGTTCAAAGAACTGATGTTTACGCCGCAATCTGATTTCAACGGTCCGTATTACGGATTAGACTTTGGTTTTGCGAACGATCCGACTGCTGCGGTGAAATGCTGGGTGTTCAACAATGATTTATATATTGAATATGAAGCGGGCAAAGTGCGGTTAGAGTTGGACGAAACGGCAGAATTTATCACACAACGTATTCCTGAATTTGCTCAACATAAAGTGCGGGCTGATTCGGCTCGACCAGAGTCGATTAGTTACCTTAGACGACACGGTGTGCCGCAAATTGAAGGCGTGAAAAAATGGCAAGGCTCGGTTGAAGATGGTATTGAGCATATCAAGTCTTACAACAAGGTGTACATTCACCCGCGTTGCAAAGAGACGCTCAATGAATTTCGCTTATACAGCTACAAAACAGACCGTTTGTCAGGTGATGTGTTACCACAGATTATCGATGCAAATAACCATTACATTGATGCATTACGGTATGCCTTAACGCCTTTGATTAAGAAACGAGGCGATTTTAAACAAACCAGCCTCAAACTCTATTAAGGATTCACTATGTCAGTTCATCTTCCCACCGCTGAAATGGTGGAATTAAATAAGAAATCCAAAATCATTGATGATTTACTTGGTGGCACGGCAACAATGCGAAAAGCCGCACAAACCTACCTTTTCCAAATGGAAATGGAAGAGCCCGATAGTTACCGCAAACGCCTTGAGCGTTCGACCCTTTACCCAGCCTTGTCGGAAACGCTTTCCCAAATGACAGGGCGTGTGTTCTTTAATCCCATTGATGTGGCTAATGTAACAGAAACGGTGCAAGCCCTTTTTGATGATGTGGATTTAGCAGGCAATAATTTAGATGTATTTGCCTCTCGGTGGTTTTATTCTGCATTGGCTTATGGTTGCTCGTTCGCTCTGATTGATTTTACCCGCGTAGAAGTCGTGAAAAGTCGCGCAGAAGAGAAAGCCTTAAATGCCCGTCCTTATTGGGTACATATTAAACCGCATCAAGTACTGGGCATTAAAACCGCACGAGTAAATGGTAAACAAGCGATTACTCAATTCCGCTATGTTGTAAATGAACAGGTTGAGGATGGCGAATTTGGCGTGAAAACCGTGAAACGCGTTTATGTGTACGAAATCGGTAAAGTGCGGAAATTTAGCGAAGCGGAAGGCGAGTTTCGTCTTGAATCGGAATTGCTCCTCACTGCCCAAAATCGACCTCTTGATTTTGTGCCTGTCGTGCCATTTATCACCAAGCGTAACGAACTCACCAATGCCATTGAGCCGCCTTTAATGGAGTTGGCGTATTTGAATGTAAAACACTGGCAGTCTCAATCGGATCAGGACAATATCACTAATATTGCTCGCGTACCGTTGTTAGCGATTTATTCTAATGATGAAGTGAAACAGCTTGCTATTGGTGGTAGCGCGATTCATTTACCTGTTGATAGCTCAATGCAATTTGTCGAACATTCAGGACACGCAATTGCTTCAGGTGTTGAAAGCCTGAAAGATTTGGAAGAGCAAATGAAAACCGCAGGGGCGAAGTTGCTTACCAAAACCGCCTTAGCAATGACTGACAGTCAAGCCCGTGATGAAGCAGGCAAAGAAATTTCCCAGCTACGTTTACTGGCAAACCGATTTGAAGATGCTATTGATTTAGCCTTGGAATATACAGGGCATTGGCTTGGTATTGCCAAAGAGCAAGTGGGTAACGTGCAGATTTCAGGCAACATTGAAAACGATCTCGACCCGTCCGCTTCAATGGCAAGTGTGATTCAGTTACGTAATGCTGGCGTGATTTCGAATCAATCCACCTTTGACGAAGCCAAACGTCGTGGCTTATTAGCCGACGGCTTAGAATGGGGCGCAGAGCAAGAACGCTTGCAATCGGAGGGAATGTATTTTGACCTCGAAGAAACATCAGAAACAAACGCTTAGACAACGCATTGCCCACGCTTTAACTGACCGCAAAATTTTGCATTTTCGCTATGATGCTCACTTGCGAAAACAGGTGTACAAGCGGTTAAATGCATTGCAAAAATCGCTGATTAATTACATCAGTGCTATCGGTGTAGAAGCCTTGCCCGCAAAAAAACTGGATAAACTGCTCACCGAATTGAAATCAGAAATCGCAAAAACGTATCAAGAAACAACCGCTTACACGCAAGACGAGTTAAGCGGTTTTTTATTTCTTGAGGCAAGTAAAATTGATCAATTGTACAATGGTGAAGTCGGTTTTGATTTGTTTAATGCGGTATCGAAAGAGCGGATTAAGGCGATTAAAAATGTCGCCGTGATTGAAGGGCAACCACTTGAGGCATGGTGGAATAAGCAACGTGCGGATTTAGCCTTTAAGTTTGAAGGAATTATCCGCTCTGGTGTAGCAGCAGGAAAGCAAAACGGACAGCTGGCAACAGAAGTGCGAGAATTGATGAACATTAGCCGTCGCAATGCGGAAACATTAGTGATTACGGCGGTGGCAAAAGTGGCGGACACTGCTCACGAAGAACTTCGCGATGCAAATTTAGATATTCTCTCAGGTGAAGAGCACCTTTCTACGTTGGATATGCGGACTTCCACAGTTTGCCAAGTACGAGATGGTAAACGATGGGATTTGGACAAAAAGCCAATCGGGCATAACATTCCCTATAAACGACCACCATTGCACCCTCGTTGTCGTAGCATTCTTCAGCTTGTCACGAAAAGCTGGGAGGAATTAGGCGTGCAAGGAATGGACGAAATGCCAACTAGCACCCGTGCTTCAATGAATGGACAGGTCGATGAGCGAATCAATTATGAATCGTGGTTACACAGTAAAACGCACGAAGAAAAAGAAAAGGTACTCGGCAAAGGTAAAGCGGATTTATGGGAACGTGGTGTAATTACTTTCTCGGATATGTTAGACCAATCTGGCAGGGCGTTGACATTGAGGGATTTACAAAAATCCTATACGCAATCTTGGATAGCGGAAGATATTTATCAACGTATTTCAGAAGAAGTAAAAAACAGCCTTAAAATTCAGGCATTTAAAGCCGCTTATAACATTACTCATCACGAGCTTGTTGCAATGAAAGCCTACACGAGCGAGCTTTATTGGGATTTAAATTACAATATGCGTAATGATAATCTTACACTGACCGATAAGCGGTTTATTGCTGTGGTAAATCAAGGGTTGGACAAAGTGCCTGCTTATAACGGTATGACTTATCGCGATACGACTTTGCCAGATGAGGTATTAGAAAAATATCAGATAGGTAAAATAGTCACAGAAAAAGCTTTTATGAGTTCAAGCATTGATAATAGTTTATCAACCTTTAAAGGTAATGTTCGATTTATTATTCAAAGTAAGAATGGTAAAATAATCGAAGATATTAGTGATTATCCTGATGAACGAGAAGTTTTATTTAAAGATAGAACTAAGTTCTTTATAAAAGATCGCTATATGAATGGTAATGTTACCGTAATTGAAGCGAGGGAATTATAAATGTCAGTGCTTGATTTACCTTTAGAGGAGCAAAAACGGATTGCGAAAGAGGTTTTTCAAATGCCTTTTGAAGAATGGATGGAAGATATGAAAACTTCTTTGAAAGAGGCAAAAGAGTTTCAAAAGAAACTTGAAAATTACAAACCGACCGAAGAAGAAAAGGCTCGTAAAATAAAAGCACTTCGAGAAAATTCCAATGCTATTCATTTCTACCGTAGAGTAACTGATAATTACAATTTAACGGTGGAAGAAGCGATTGAAGCCATTAGACGTAGTTAATAAAACATTATATTGAACCGCTTACAGCAATGTAGGCGGTTTTTTTACGCCTTGGAAAAGGCACAACCTTAACTAACTGGAAGGAAATCCAATATGAAATTAAAACTTGATGAAAATGGGCACGTGGTTGTTGAAAACGGGATGCCTGTGTATGTTCACGAAGACGGGAAGGAAATTCCGTTTGATGCCACAAAAGCCACAGCCAAAATCGCAGAGCTTAACAGTGAGGCGAAAAAACACCGTGAAGCCAAAGAGCAGGCGGAAGCAAAACTCTCGGCATTTTCGGGGATTGACGATCCGAAAGCAGCAATCAAAGCCTTGGAAACGGTGAAAAATCTCGATGATAAGAAGTTGATTGATGCGGGCGAAGTGGAAAAGGTGAAAGCAGAAATGCGTAAAACCTTTGATGAACAACTGGCAGAATTCCAATCTCAAGCTGAAAAACTGCAATCGCAATTGCACGCAGAACTAATTGGTGGTTCGTTTGCTCGCTCTAAATATGCCGCAGAACATTTAAATTTACCTTCTGATGTGGTGCAAGCCTTCTTTGGTAAGCATTTCAGTATTTCAGATGAAGGTAAAGTGGTGGCGAAGTTCGCAGATGGCAATGAAATTTACAGCCGTTCACGCCCAGGCGAAAAAGCCGATTTTGAGGAAGCATTAGAGGCGTTAGTCGGTGCGTATCCAAATAAAGATGCGATTTTAAAACCATCAGGTACATCAGGTTCAGGTATTGGCGCGGGAACAGGCGGTAGCAATTCCCCTAAATCCTTAGCCGAATGTAAAACCGACGCAGAAAAAATTGCGTATATGCAACAACATTCATAATCGGGTGCAAGAGATTGCACCTTTTTTATTTACGGTGCAATCGCACCATAACATAGGAGCTTATTATGGCTTTTGACTTACAAGTCTTTAACAAACAAACACATTTAGCGTTAACTGAAACTGTCGATCAGGATATTGAAAAATTCAATCAAGCTTCAGGCGGAGTGATTACATTGCAAAATGCTCCAACACAAGGTGATTTTGATATTCGTGCGAGCTTTAAAGCGATTCAAGGCTTAGTGCGTCGTCGTAATGCTTATGGCAGTGGTACAGTGCAAGCGAAACGCCTAGAACAATTACTCAATGTAGCAGTAAAAGTGGCTGCAGGTACGCACCCGATTGAGTATGAACCGCAACAATATCGTTGGGTATTGCAAAACCCAGAATTGGCAGCCATTGAAATTGGTCAGCAATTAGCAAAAGCGCGCTTAGCGGATATGTTGAACACGGCAATTCTAGGTGCCGTTGCTGCGATTGGCGGGCAAACTACTGCAGTGTTAGACGACAAGAAAAACGCCCCGAATTTCCGCACGCTCAACAAAGCGGCAGCATTATTTGGCGACCGTTCCAGCGCATTAAAAGCGTGGATTGTTCATTCAACCACCTTACACACCTTGTACGACAATGCCTTAACTAACGCAGAACGTTTGTTTACTTACGACAACGTGAGTGTGATGCGCGATCCGTTTGGTCGCTTGTTTGTGGTCACGGATAGCCCTGCGTTAGTTGACAGTACCGCTTCAGCCTATAACACTCTAGGCTTGCAAGAAGGGGCCATCGTGGTAAGCGGTAACAACGATTTCAATAGCGAAATGCAACCGAAATTAGGCGGTGAAAATATCGCAGCAGTTTATCAAGCAGAATGGACTTATAACTTAGGTATTCTCGGTTATGAATGGGATATGACTGCAGGCGGTAAATCTCCTGATGATACTAAATTAGGTGCATCAGCCAACTGGCGTAAAACCGCAACTTCATTGAAAGACACTGCAGGTGTGTTGGTGAAAACCAAATAGCCATATCGCTAAAAAAGCGAGCCCCCAAGTAACGAATTACTTGGGGGTTCTTATTTCCATTGCCCATTAATTGCAAAAGGAAATAACTGTGTGAAATTGTACCAAAACAAAATTGAAGATTCTTCTAAGTAAGGAGAAAAAATGAGCGCTTATGTTTCTGTAGAAGAAGCTGATGCATATCATAATCTCAGAATGAGTGCAGAAATATGGGGGGCACTAAGTGCAACAGAAAAGGCTCGCCGATTAGTCAATGCATCGGATTATATTGATAGTGGCTATATCTATTTAGGAAAGCCATCCGATAAACATCAATTACGAGCGTTCCCACGTAATGGGGATACAGACGTGCCAGTAAAAGTAAAAAATGCAGTCTGCGAATTAGCTTTGGAAGAAAATTTAACTCAAAATCCAGCCGCACTTAAAAGTGCAGTGAAAGTTGGTGAACTTTCTGTAACGTATTCTTATCCTTCAGCTGCAAACGGTGTAGAGAATCAGCGATTTAGTTATGTGGCTCAGTTATTGAGAGAGTTTGTTCGAGAGAAAGGCGCTATGCGTAGAGTATTGCTTGAACGGGGGTAAGAATGGGATTTTATGATGAGTTGGCTGATACTGCAAAGGCCTTGTTAACCGAATTTGGGGTGCCATGTAGTATTGAACAAAACATTACCAGTGATTACAACGTTAATACAGGTGAGGCAACTCGACGCAAGCGTCGCTTATTGGGTGTTTGTATATTTAACCAATTGACCTATGACTTTCCTCAATTCCAAAGTCCTGGTGTTTTAAAAGGTGAGGCAAGCTTAGTTCAACAAGGCGATGTGTCTATTACGTTAAGCCTATCATCTCCTCTTTCGAGAGAGGAACTGCTTTTAAGTGTACTCCTTGTTAATGGAGAGCGTTGGCAAATTGTGAATTGTCAGCCATTAAAACCATCTGGCATGACGATTTATTACAAGCTTCAGGCAAGGTTAGTAAATGGGTAAATTTGTAGCTGAAATTGATGCTTTTAGAGAACGAACGATGCAACGTGCAGATATGTTGGCACGGAAAATCGCATTGGATACATTTAAAAAAGTGCAATCTAAAACGCCTGTCGATAGCGGGCAGTTACGTCGGAGTTGGACAGTCTCGGTGGGAGAAGCACCATCTGTATTTAATGGTTCTAATGAAGTGATTAACAATGCAAAATTTGGTAATACGCTTTACATTGCGACGGATAAGCCTTATGCCTTGACGCTGGAATATGGTTTATACCCTAAACCAGGAGGGCGTAAAACAAACAATGGCTTTTCGATTCAGGCTCCAAAAGGCATGGTGAGGATTACTGTGCAAGAAATGGAAGCGTTATTAAAGAAAAGTAGGTGGTGATTTTAGATGAAACAAATTATTCGGTCTGTATTGCAAACACACTTAAACCAATTAGGACAATTTAATACCGCATGGGAAGGCGTTTTAAATACGCCCAAACTACCATATCAAACGCTCCACTTAACTATTTCATCTAGCGATACAGGTGCAATCTCTGATCGGCCACATGCTGAAGAATTAGGTTTTTTGCAATTAACGTTATTTTATGAGGCAGGATTAGGCACGAAAGCCATTGAGGAGCGTGCGACAGCTATTCGACGGCATTTTTACGGTCAGTCCTTTATTAAGGATAACGTTCAAATCATCATCCATAAACCGCCACTTATTGGCGGTATTTTTTTAAACGATAATAAACTGGCGTTGCCAGTTACAATCAATTTTACCGCTTATGAACTCTAGGAGGTTATATGGCAAATGCACAAGGTGTAAAACGTAAGGTTACGTTTGCAAAAGAAACAACATTTGGAGTACGTGCTGCAAAAGGTATTGGTAAAGTGATGCCTCGCACAGAAAGCTCACTGAACTCAACATTTGATTCATTCTCAAGTGAGGAAATTCGAGAAAATATGCAACGCTCTCCATCCATTGTTGGATTTGAAAAAGTGGAGGGCGATTTGAAAGGGGAATTGTCTGCAGGTCAATGGTCTGATTTTTTTGCAGCCGCATTGCGAGGAGCATGGACAGAAGCGAAATCGCCTGTATTAAAGAAAACTAGCACTGGGGCAGGTGAAAAACAAGGTAAATTACTCGTAATTCCTGAAACTGGCCATACAACTGATTCCTTTACGCTTGAAGACACCTTCGCAGATATTGGATTAAGTCGCATCTATACAGGTTGTCGAGTATCTAAAATTAGCCTAGATATTCAACCGAATGGTATAGCATCGATTGCGGTCACCTTTTTAGGACAAAAAGGCGAGGAGAGTCAAACTGCATATTTTACTGGTGCGCAGGAAGTGACTCAATCAGCTAAGGTTGCAGGTGTAAATGGGCAGCTGATGGTTAACAAAACCAAAGCAGCGTTAGTTACTGGTTTGAAGATGGACATTGATTTGAATGCGTCGAGTGAGGCGGTACTGGGCGCGAAATACGCACCTGACGTGTTTATTGGCACAGTGGCAATTAGCGGATCGTTTACGATGTATTTCCAAGATAAAACCATGATTGACGCTGTGCGTAGCGGCGCGAATCTTTCTCTTGCTTTAAGAATGGATGCCGAATCAGTCGACAACGGAGATTATTTAACGTTCATCTTGCCAGGCGTGAAAGCAACTTCTATTGAAATTGATGACGGTGCAAAAAACCTTATTCAAACCCTAAACTTTGATGCTTTCCCCGCGATTTATGATGCGGAAAGTACAATTGATGATGTATTAAAGAAACCAACAACACTCATCGTTCAAGATTCATTAGCCTAAAGCCGGTGAAAATTAGTCATACTTTATAGAAAACAACCCCGAAAGTTCATCACTTTCGGTTTTTTTATTTCAATCCAATTTATAAGGAAAACACAATGGACTTTTCTAAATTAAATACTGTTAAAGCCTCTGAAAATACTTATCGCTTTGAAGTCACTCACCCGATTACTGGGGAAGGAACTGGAGCAATGATTGATGTTTATGCCTCGCAAAGTGATGTTGTACAGCGTTTTCAATCTAACGTCTTACGCAAATTACAAAAGCAAGAATTTGAAAACCAGCGCACCCGCAAACCACAATTTAAAGAACTCTCTGAATTGAAATCGGAAGCTCTTGAAAACGCCATTGTGCGCGTAGCTAGCTGGGAGAATTTAGAATGGGAAGGAACTCCTCTTGAGTTTACCCCCGCCAATGTGAAAATGCTGCTTACCCAGTGTCCTTGGTTAGCTGAACAAATTATTGAACAGTCAGAAGACTTGGGAAATTTCTTGAAGGCCTGATCGAACATCTCTACGAGTTTGCTCAGGCAGAATTTCGTCTTGATAAACGACCAGACAATTCCAAAGCGACACAACGCGAGCATCTTCAAGTTATTGAGCAACAATTAGGTATAACACCCGAAGAGCTAAATAACCCTCCGCCCAATATCGCGGTGGGTTATTTGCTTGAGTATTTTTATGCCGTATCCTCCTCCCGTCAGTGCGGAATGTCCGCTAATCCTATTACTTTTAGTGAAATATTGGCATGGTCTCAATTGGCTAATACTTCATTGGCAAGATGGGAGATTGAGGTGATTAAACGACTTGATATATTGTGGTTGAATATTCAAGCTGAATAGCTCAAGGTTCGGCTTGAATCTTTTACTAAGGAATGAATATGAAAGAATTTACTTGGCAAGCCGATTGGAATATGAAGCGGAAAAAAAAGCCGAATGTAAATACAATTCGATTTGGTGACGGTTATGAACAGCGACAATCAGATGGCATTAATAATAACCTAAGAACCTACGATGTAGTCTTTAGTGGTTCAGAAGAAAAGATCAAGGCAATAGATATGTTCCTTGATGAATGTTGTGGGGTGACAGCCTTTTCATGGCAACCTTACGGAGATAAAAAAGGATTGTTTACCTGTGGTGAATGGGATGAAACCAAAAAAACAGGATATAGCACGCTAACAGCAACCTTTAAGGAAGTTGTTGCATAGAGGTAAATTATGGCAGATTTCGCACAATTAGGCATAGAGTTACGTTCTATAGGGGTTGATAAAGTTAATCGTGATATTCGTTCGGTGACGGATAACGCAAAATCTACTGAGCGCTCAGTGCAATCTCTTTTAGGCGTAATGGGTAAATTAAAAGCCTTAATGACAGCTGGATTGGGAATTCAAGGCCTTGGGCAATTTATTCAAATGTCCGACAAAATGAAAACCCTTGCTGCCCAGGTGAAATTTGTCACTAATTCATTTGAAGAATATAAAGCTGTTCAAAGCCAGCTTTTCTCTATTTCACAACGTACTCGTGCTGATTTAGAGGCAACAACCACAATTTATGCTCGCTCTGCTCGAGCATTGAAAGATTACGGTTATAGCCAAGAGCGGATTCTAACTTTTACTGAAACGTTAAATAAAGCGATGGCAGTAGGTGGAGTGGGCGCACAAGAGCAGGCGAGTGCACTTTTCCAGCTTTCACAAGCATTAGGTTCAGGTCGGCTACAAGGTGACGAGTTCCGTACTATTGCTGAAACCGCACCAATTATTTTGGATGTCGTTGCTCAGTATATGGGGAAAACCCGTTCAGAAGTGAAACAACTTGCTTCTGAAGGTAAAATCACCTCTCAATTGTTATTTGAAGCTATTACAGGCGCAACTGAGAAAATTTCAGCAGATTTTGAAAAAATGCCTTTGACTTTTGGTCAGGCGATGACTCAATTGAAAAACCAAACACTTAAATTTGTTGATGATGTCGGTAATCGCAGTGGTATTTTTGATGGGATGGCTGCATCTGTCTCATTTTTAGCCAAAAATATTGACTATCTTTCGGTAGTGATTGGTTCGGTTCTGCTAGGACAATTAGGTAAAGCCTCTGTAGCAGGGATTAAGTCTGTATTAACTAAACGGCAAGAGGCTCTTGCTGCTTTAGAGGTTGCACAGGCTACATCTGTTCAAGCTACGGCTGAATTAAGACTAGCACAAATACAAATGCAGTCTTTACGTGCCCAATTAAGTTTAGCTCAATCAGAACAAACAAGAATGGCGCTACGTGGTCAAATGGCCGCCCAAACCTCTCAACTTACAGTATTAATGAACGCAGAGAGAGAGGCAACAGAAAGGGCAGCGCTTGCTAAACAAAAACTATCTTTGGCTGGGCGAGCATCAAGTGGTGTTTTAAGTCTATTAGGTGGACCTATTGGACTGGTCACCACTGCGCTTACTTTGGGGGCGGGGGCATTTTATACCTGGAAACAAAATGCAGAACAAGCCAAACAGGAAAACCTTGATTATGCGAAAAGTCTTGATGTAACAAGTGATGCGTTACAAAAATTGACCGCAAATCAGCTAGAAGCAATGAGCGCAAAATTGAAGCGTTCTATGGCAGAGCAGAAGAATCAAATCCAATCATTGATTGAAGAAAAATCAAGAATGGAGCGCGCATTATCGATTCAAACTAAAAGTATGGATGAGGGGAACCTTTGGCAAAATCAATATGCACTGAAACGCTATAATCAACTTCTTGAAGATTTAAAAATCAAGAAAGGCGAAATAGATTCAGCTAATCAGCAGTTAGCGAAGTCTGAGCGAGATTTAAAATCTATTGGTGCAGAGGAGTCAGTTCAACGTTTGAAAGAGAGCGTAGAAAAGCTCTACCCTGAATTGCAATTTAATAAAGACAAATTTGTTGAGTTAAAACTTTCAACAGAAGACTTTAAAGATTTGTTACCAGACGCCAATGGTAAAATCTTAGGGATGGCTGATGCATTAGCTCAGGCAGCGCAAAAAGCAAGATTGTTACTTAGCGGTGTAATTGGCGTAAAAGAAGAAACCGCAGGTATTGGCGCAGATGCTCAAAAGGTTATTGACGATCTTCGCCTTGATCGAAAAATTGCTAATGCAAAAACGCCAAAAGAAAGAGCAGCGGGAGAAACAGAAAAATATATTAAACGGCTTTCTGAGCAAGGTAAATATAGTAAGTCTGAACTTGATGCAATCGAAAAAGAATATCAAGCCAATGCGTTGGCTAGAGAGAATAGATCTAGCGGGGCAAAGGGGAGTGGGAATAAAGTTGATTATGTCAAACAATATACCGATCAAGTGACCCAACTCCAACAACGCCTAGCGGACATAAAAGCCAATCTACAAGATGGTGGAATTAGCCAATATCAAGAGTTAAAAAAACTCACAAACGATATTGCTGCCAATGGTGAAAAATATGCACACTTTGGTGCTGAGGGACTGGCTAATCTAAAACGCCTTGCCAGTGAAATTGACAGTGGGCAGCAGCAAGTTGCAATCCGCGATTTAGGTGACAATTACAAAGAGCAGATTGAGGCTCGACAATTTGAATTGACGCTTATTGGTCAAACAAGTGAAGCGGTAGATCAGTTACGTTTTAATCATCAACTAGAGATTGAAACGGCAAAATTGCGCAAAGGCATGACGCAAGAAAATATTGCCTTACTTGAGCAGATGATTGATAAAATTAAACGCTTAAAAGAAGAACAAGCTAAACAAACCGCAGTACTAAAAAGCGATCCAGTGGCAGGATTCAAAGATGGTTTCCAAAAATTCCAAAACACAGCGGAAGATGTAATGGGCAACGTATCTCAAATCACGTTAAATGCGTTTAATGGAATGTCGGATGCCGTAACTGATTTCATATTAACAGGTAAAGGAGATTTCCGAGGCTTTGCGCAATCAGTGATTAAAGATATCACATCAATGATTGTAAAAATGATGATTTTTGCATCCCTCAAGGCAGCATTTGGAGGAACATCTTTTGGCAAATTTATAGGGTTTGACTCAAAATATACTGGTGGACTCGTTGGATTTGATGAAGGGGGATTTACTGGCCAAGGAGGGAAATATACGCCAGCAGGCATTGTTCACAAAGGCGAATATGTCTTTACCAAAGAAGCAGTAAGCCGTTTGGGGGTTGATTACCTGGATCAGCTTAACTATCAACGCAAGGCTAAACCACAGGGCTACGCAAACGGCGGTTCAGTGGGTGGATATGCGCCAAGCGCACCAATGAATGCGAATAATCGGGGCGTGAAGGTAAACATCATCAACAACGGTGAGCCAACAAACGCCAATGTGGAAACCAAAGAGACCAGTGGAGGCTTAGAAATTACTGTGGAATTAGTGCAAGCTATTGCTCGAAAAGAGGCAGGAACAATAATGCAACAAAATATGAGACCGGGTGGAATGTTCGCCTAATTTTAGGCGAATTTTCCATTTTGTGATCTTGTTCAATGTTTTTTAATTTTTTCAAAATATAATATTCCCCATAACCGTTATGTAGAGAATATTAATGAAAAAATTATTATTAATTGCAGGGCTAGGCGCAATTCTTGCCGGTTGTGCTCAACTGACACAAGAACAAATTAAAAATGCTGACTACGGTCAATATCCGACCAATTATGAACGCATAGTAAAAGAGTATTATGAAACAGTTGCAAAAGATCCAGACAGCCTGAAATATAAAGAAATCAGTACGCCAGAAAAGTCATGGGTAAATGATTTTGGCGATCATAAATTTGGTTATATGTCATGTGTTACTGTAAATGGTAAAAATTCATATGGCGCATATGTTGGGTATGAAACTGACGGCATTTTGATTAAAAACGGAAAAGTAATTCACATTATTAATAATATAGATCAGTACAATAGGGATTTTTGTAAAAAATAATAGCAAAATTTATTTCTCTTTAACCATAAAGCCCCTTGACTACAAAGGGGCTTTTTCATGCGGTAAGATTTTATTTCTTTTTTAGTCATTGCAAGCAATTTCTTGTCAAGATAAAACTTTTCATCTATCATTCGATACAGTTTGAACTATTTCAATCACTGTTATTTAACCTTTAATAGCACATAAATTTACCCGTCCACTTCATTTTTGGTGAGTGTTTTTATGTTGATTAGAGAAATGTGTTAGATAAAAAGAAGGCTTATAATGTCTAATAAAAAGTGTAATGTATTCACCTCAAATTTTGGCACTCTCCCTTTGCGGTTTACCCTTAAAGACGGTGAACTCTTTGTGTCAAAATCAGATTTAACAAAGATTTTCTATGAATTTTACCCTTCAGATTATCGCTATATTGTTGAAGAACTGATGAATAAAGGCATTACACAAATTATCGGCGATAAATCCGACGTGGTTTCAGTGGTGATTGGAGAATCTAAAATTGGTGCAGCAATTCATTTTCACGCTGTGGGTAATTTACTTCATTTTTGTAGTGAATTGATTGATGTCGATGATGAAATCCTGCGTAGTGCTGCATTCCAAGCTAGTACCTTTACAACGTGGTACATTGGAACTTTATCAAACGCCAATAGTTATTTCGGCATAACCATTGAGGATACGCTCATGTCAGTGAAGAAACGCTTGGATAGAGTCAATCCGCCTTATATCGTGGAAGTGATGTACGATGTAGAAGATAACATCCCCGCGTGGATTGGCACGTGCGATAAGTTGCATCTTGTCACTGAAGGTCGCACCTATGAAGAATTGCAACAACGCGTGTGGGAAATTGCACCTGAAATGCACGAATTACAAGGTTACGGCAGTGAAAGTGATAATATCCGCCTTGCCTTTATCCAAACTGAAAGCCACGCAGATTTCCAACGTTTGGAGATGTAACGATGGGCAGTGGGTATTACGATCAACTTATAAAAATACTCAAGCAATATGGTTGCACATTCCTACGTCAGGGAAAGGGCAGCCATGAAATTTGGAACAGCCCAATTACTCAAAAACCTTTCCCTGTTGCTTATACTATTACCAACCGCCACACAGCAAATGGCATTTTAAAACAAGCTGGAATTGATTTTAAAATCTAATTGACAGTCTTTCGATAAATCAATACACTTTCAATCAAGGTGTCGAAACCTTAACCAAAAAGCTTCCCAATGGAAGCTGTTTTTTTATGGGGTAAGATATGGGTCGAAAAGATAATATCAAAGCAAATTTAGCTAAGTTAAAAGAACGGTTTCCAAATGTCTTTTTCGATACTAAACCACTAGTTCCTACAATTATCGATGATATGCTTGCCGTACTTGGTGATGATGAATTATCAAAAGTGGTTCGAAGTGCTATGCGATATTATTTAGATTCACCTAGCTATTTAAAACGTTTTGTTCGTAGAAAATGGATCAGAGATGTTAATGGTTCAAAAGTGAGGTTAATTACTGCGGAAGAAAAGCAACTAGCGAGAGAAAGATTAAATCAAATTAACGAACATAATTCCAAAGCCAATGCTGAATATCGTTTTGCTATTGCACTCGCAAGAGAAACGAAGATTGAATATAAGAAAGTTGAATTGCTTGAGCAGAAAAATCCTGAAAAAAGTAAAGTAGTTGTAATCCATAGACGAACGCCCAAAATTAAAAGTGAATAATTACAAAAAGCCCCTTGACACCCAAGGGGCTTTTTCATTATGATTTTTATCAAGCAGATAGTTATCTGCTCAAGGTGTCGTAGCCTTAAATCCAAAGCGGTTAGTCCGCTCCCGAAAGCATAGCGGTTTTTTTATGCGCGAAATTTAGTAACCTTGTTTGTTTATTGCCATTAAACATTCATTGCGCATAACCACATCTTATCTATGCCGAGAGGGCGAGGAATAAAAGACCTTCGGGGAATAACTCCAGCCGACTTTGGACGGTTTACGAACCTCTTGGCACCCTATTTAGGGTAAATCTTAATTTCGTAAAAAAATCCAAAGGAGACAGTTATGTCTAATCAAATCTCAACCCAAACAATTTCATTCAACAATCAGTCCTTAATTACCATTGAGCAGAATGGTTCGCATTATGTGGCAATGAAACCTATTTGTGAAAATATAGGATTATCATGGGAGCCACAGCTGTTACGGATTAAACGTGATAATGTGTTAAGTTCAACTATGATCGTCATGATCATAGTAGCCGAAGATGGTAAAAAACGTGAAATGATCTGCTTACCAATCGAATATTTAAACGGCTGGCTATTTGGTATTGATATTAATCGTTGTAACCCAGAAATCCGTGACACATTAATCAAATACAAAAAAGAGTGTTATCAAGCGTTACATGATTATTGGTTTAATGGCAAAGCTGAACGTAAAACCACGGTAGATGATCGCACAGGCCTGCGTAATGCCGTGAATATGCTCGTGAGCAAAAAGGGATTAATTTACTCTGAGGCTTATCATTTAGTCCATCAACGCTTTAATGTGGAAAGCATCGAAGATTTAACCCTTGAACAACTCCCTGAGGCAGTAGAGTATGTTCACAAGATAATTTTAGAAGGGGAATTAATCACTGAGGCTGAATTGCCTAGCCGTGAAAAGAAATTCTCTTTTGAATTTACCGAATTTGAACTCGAAACATTAGTTTGGCTATGGTTCGGGCATAAACAAATGAATACCTTGCTAGGGCAACTAGAAAAACCGCTCGATGCAATCGGTAGTAACCTACACCCTGCTGTGTATAGTTATTGGAAAGAATATGGCCAACAACACAAAGACGCACTCGCAACAATGCGCAGATTAGTAAAACCGTTCATTGAGTCTAATCGCATTACTTGGCAGCGTGTAATTAACCACATTCAATAATATAACGTGAAATCGACCGCACTTTGGAAACAGAGTGCGGTTTTTTATTGGAGGGAAAATGGAAACAATCGATTTGGAAATGATTCGTGGAGACGACGAAGGATGGGCGTTTGAAGTCACGCACGAAGATGAAAGTGCGGTTGATTTTAGTGGTTATCGGTTTGATTTACATATTAAGCCAACTAAGAAAAGCGAGCCAATCATCAAACTCTCCACTAAAACTGGTGATATTACTGTCGAGAATAACCTGATTAAGGTCAGCATAAGCCACGACAAAACCGAAAATGCCACTTGGGAAAGTGCTAAATGGGATTTGCAAAGCATTGACGGTAATCAACTAGTACGCACGTTAGCTGGTGGTGATTTTACACTATCACCAGATGTAACTAGAGGAGTGGCAGATGAATAAACCCATAAAGATAAAACTAATAAATAAAAGGGTATTTAAGGTTAAATTGGCTAATCGCCAATACACTCCTGTAATCCCTAATATCAATGATCTAATACTCAACTACAAAATAGGACGACTATGACACAAACTATCCAACAATTACTCACCGAATTTGCCACTTACTTAGGCGAGCAAGACAAAGATATTTTGGCTCAAATTGAGACAAAGATAACCCAACTTAAAAATGACCTGTTAGGCGGAGAGGTATCAGCCGATTTAGACACATTTAGAGAGCTTGCGGAAGAGTTACGCAAACTCAAAGCTAGCGGAAGCAGTGCACCCGAGGCATTAACTACTAAACTCACGGAATTTAAACAGAGTTTAGATGGCGTGATTGAGCAAATTAACGCCTTAAAAGAAATTAACTTAAAAGCTGCTTATCAACGTGGCAGAGCATAACAGAGGATATATCACTATGGATACACAATACCAACACCATTACGAATTATTTGCTTACCAAGTGGGCAAAGACATAAGAGAACTTGAGCTAAAAGTTGACGACTTACTTATAGCGCAACATCAATGCCTTAAGATTGTAATGCCAGAGTATGACCTTAAATATCCATTAAGAGATGTTAAGGTCGATTTGCCGGAACACTATCACTCATCTCTATGCTTATTGATTGTTAATAATGAGATTAGAGTCATCAAAACAGCTGATCACATATTAGTGCCGACAATGTCCGCACACAATAAACTTGAATACGCGCACTTAATTAAATTTGCAGATTTAGACAACTGCGAAATATTGACGGCAAGCCTGGGCGAAGATGAAAAAAGAATAATGGACGAATTTGACGAGCAAGAAAAAGCTGCTGAAAAAGAGAGATTAGTAGGTAATTATCTAGCTAAATATCTACACGACAACTACCTATCAACTATCCGCTCAAAATATCAGACGGATGAGCGACACGTTACTATCAACTCAGATAGTACCGATATGTTAGAGCGACCATTCGTCACCTCTGATGGCACAGAGATTAATGAGGAGGACTTGACCGACATCAAACAAGCGTTACAAAGCGAAAAAACCAAAGCCGAAAATGGCGAGGTTGATTTGCAGTCTGTTGCTAACTACGAGGTCCCGAATGACTAACAAAACGGCGGGTAATTCCGCCAATTATATAAGGATGATAAGCCCTGTCACATTTCATGTGACGATAAATATAAGGTAAAAAAACGTTCCGAAACTATTTTTAAGATCGTTGATTTTAAAGGGAAAAATTAATACTATTTTTGAGTGGTTTCGGAACGGAAAAGATTGATAAAGTATTTTCAAAAAAGTATAGTCCTCTTAACTTTTTCTTAAGATTTATTTGTTTTAATACACAAATCCAAGCAATGGTGCTTGAAATTAACTGACTTAAAAAGGATACATTATGAAAAAATTTGCATTAGCAACAATCTTCGCATTAGCAACCACTTCTGCATTTGCAGGTTTTAACGGCGGAAATACTCAAGGCGGTTTTCAACAAGCAACCCCTTCAGCAATTAGCGTAAAACAAGCTTTATCTGCAGCAGATAATTCAATGATCACTTTAGTGGGGAATATCACACAACAAATTGATGACGATGAATTCTGGTTTACCGATGGTACAGGTCAAATCAAAGTGGAAATTGAACGTCACGTTTGGAATGGTTTAAATGTAGATCCAAGTGATAAAGTGAAAGTTTACGGTAAATTAGATAACGAAGCATTCGAGAAAGCGGATCTTGAAGTATTACGTATCGAAAAAGTAAAATAATCATTCTTTGAAAATGGCGAGCATTAGCTCGCTGTTTTTGTTTATAAAGAGCGGTCAATTTTTTATGAGAATTTTATTGATAGAAGACGATAATCTAATCGGCAACGGGCTACAAATCGGTTTAACTAAACTTGGTTTTTCGGTGGATTGGTTTACGGATGGAAAAACAGGAATGGATGCTTTAACGTCTGCGCCTTATGATGCGGTTGTGTTAGATTTAACTTTGCCGAAGCTTGATGGATTAGATGTATTGCAACAATGGCGCTCCAAGCATCAAGATGTCCCAGTATTAATTTTGACTGCCCGTGATACCTTAGATGAACGTGTAAAAGGATTGCAAAGTGGAGCAGATGATTACCTTTGCAAGCCTTTTGCTTTAGCTGAAGTTGCGGCTCGCTTGCAAGCACTGATTCGTCGTCGTTATGGTCATCATCATTCTGTGATTGAGCACGCTGGCGTTAAGCTTGATCCAAATCAGCGTTCTGTTTGGCTGAATAATCAACCTATTTCTTTAACAAGCCGTGAATATAAATTACTTGAATTATTTATGCTGAATAAAGATCGCGTACTGTCTCGCTCATCTATTGAAGAAAAATTATCAAGCTGGGATGAGGAAATTAGCAGTGGGGCGTTAGATGTGCATATTTATAATTTACGCCAAAAATTGGGGAAACAATTTATTCGAACAGTACACGGCGTTGGATATGCGTTGGGAGTAACGCAATAA